GTGGCCTCAGGGGAAACCCGAGACCACGGTGGATGGTGGTAGCCAGGATGGAGGGAGTAATCCCTGCATCTTGTCTTCACGCATCAAGCCGGCAATGACCAGTTGCCGGAATCTACGTTGGTACACACACTCATCCATAAGCAACAGAGAGTCATCAAAGAAGCCCGATCGATCATAAGGTGTCACCCAAAGGGTGCACACCTTTGAATCCGAAAGGGCATCCAAGATAGACTCCAACCCCTTCCCAACGGGTTTAACTGAAGGCCAGCGGGCCACGAGAACCTTACGAACCTTGGCCAGCCGGGAAGCCACAGCCCTCAAAGAGGGATAATGTGTGGCGTCCGGATCTGGACCAAGGAAGGTCTCGTAGACCGCAGAGTTCAACATAGTTGACTTTGTCCTCAGCGACTCACCGTCAAGGAAACCATAACGGTCCGGGTACAACTTACCCGGACGGGTGACCTCATAGTCGGCGAACCAAGCGTCCGTTTCCTGTGAGGCCGCCGTCTTCCAAGGGTGACCCTCGAAGCCTTGCCACATACGGATAAAACTGTATGCGCAAGTAGCATCGGAGCCCCAAATGAGAGACGATATGGACTTCCTATGGAAGTTCGGTGCGTCGACCCGGTCTGAAGAACCGACCAGGCCAGCGCCCCCGAGCTCCCGGGGAAGGAATGGGGGGATTCCCAACTTCCGGAACCTACGAGAAAGCCCAGGACGTAACGTCCGGGCAGCGGCGAATATCTTCTTACGAGGGTAATCGCCAAGTAGGGAGGACTCCGCAACTGCGGCAGCCCACCACTCTGGAGGATCGTCACGTCCAAGCACGGAACTACGGACCAAACCCTTAATTGGGATTGAGTCCATAACCCGGACAGACGTAACGATGGGAATGTGAGACCGATCTACGGGCACTCGACGGTGACCCACCTTACGGTAAATCACCGCGTGCTCATAGACAGTCTTACGTGTCTGAAACTCAAGCAAACGCTCGAGAAAGACACCCCTTCTGTTGCTACGGAAGTGCTTTCCAGGGGAGAGGATCATCCCAACCCGACCCAAGTTATAATCATAAGATTGCAACAAGGAATCAGGAGCCACGCCTATCAGGTCGTCGCCACATACGCGGCAATCCGATCTGACAGAAGCGCGGAACGGGTGTCCCTCTAGTTTAAACCGGCGGTTCGCCTCATCCCAGCACCATAAGTGCATAAGGTTGAGGATCGCCCAAGTAGTGGGTAATCCCATAAGGATACCACGACTAGAAACGATTTCAGAACCGTCAGGATAAACCAAGTGCTGGGGGCCTGTACAGGCCCTAAGACCAGCGATCTCAACTGGAAGGAGACGCCCAGAGGACTCAAGACCGTCAACGATCGCAGATGCGACCGAGAGCGGGATGAGATCCGAGGCAGACTTCATATCAGAAGAGATCACGGTCCCAGCACAACCCACAAAGGCATGGAACACGGATTGAAGGTCGCCCTTAAGGACGTCCCTCAACCGAGCATCCCGGCGCAGTCCCATAAAGAGTCTGCGCCTAGCCGCGTGGCCGAGTACAAGTTCGTGAGTTTCCATTGCGGAGACAACACGAACCTTGTGGCCTCTCTCTCTCACAACAGAGATCCTTCCCTTAGGGCCTGGACCACTGTTGTACCGAGAGAGGGAGACCTCGAGCACGTGCACGGGTAACGCCTGTCCCTGAGTCGGGCCAAATGGCATCGATTCAAGGGGCAAAAGGTTATCCGCGGGGGATGACTGAACCATGTCAGTGATTGACTGTGCAAAACCACCCTCGCGCCGAGACCGTTCGAATGTCGCACTGTTGCCCGTACAGGGCTCACAGAGGATAGACGGATCCGGATCTTTGGCGAGGTGGCGACGAGACCAGTCCTCCGCGTAATGCCGGAGGGAAGCAAGAACTTCCTCTGACACGGCGAAGGTACTGGACATAGCCTCCTTGTGGTTGCGTAGCGCCTCAACTTCGTGACGATCCCCACCTGATGGTAGGGAACGACCGATGTAAGATAACTGCGCCCACAGACTGGACCTACGACGTACAGGAGCGGGAAGCCACTTCATAAAGAAGTGGTCCGGCTCAACGTCATGGATCCAACCCGCACGACAGCAGGCCGAGAATTCCTTCGCAGAAGCGATTGCAAACTCGACACCGTTGTGGCGGGCAGTCACTGAAAGCCACTTTCTCACCATCGTCCGGAACAACCGGAAAGACGGTGGGAGAGAGCGTGTACCGCCGGAAATCACCAGACCGTGATAAGCCGCCAGGGCCGCATCAAAAGATGACAGCAACATGGCAAACCTATCACGAGTACGGCGATTCCAACCGTAGATTTTTCCCGGTAAAGCTCGAGCGCTTCCACGCTTGTGCTTCACAGGGATGGTGCCCACCGAGGCCGCCAAAGTGCGGTCCCGGGGGGGGACTATCCCCGAGAAACCGGCAGGCGTCTGACGATGCCTGTCCACTGGTTCCTTCATGGG